ATTTCCACATTGCAATTTTTGCATCGTACAACAATCATTTTTCATAATCCTCCTAATAGGAATGCTCGAAGAGGGATTCGAACCCCCGACCCTCTCCGTGTAAAGGAGACACTCTACCGCTGAGTTATTCGAGCAGAACATTACACTTATCCGTATGCTATGTGGGCGTCACACCCAGTATACTGACAGTTTGTAATGGAGCAAGAAGAAAGTAACCAACTCTCTAGATCACAGTGTGGTTAGCACCGTCGCGGGCGAGCTCATTCCCCGTCCCGCTCCCCCGGCAGGATTCGAACCTGCGACCAATCGATTAACAGTCGATGGCTCTACCGCTGAGCTACAGAGGATTGTAGTCCCCGAAGGGAAAGCGGAATACCGGATTCGAACCGGTGACGTTCAGCTTGGAAGGCTGACATTCTACCGCTGAATTAATTCCGCAGCGATATGGTAATTATAAAGTATTACCAAACCTATGTCAAGCTTTATTCAAAAGTAAATACTCTCCACTCAGAAACTTTAGTACGTTCAAGTTCTAGCATTACTTTGCTAATGGGTGCTTTTGGTTTTGAGCGAAGTTTCATGTTTGTTTCGTGTAAGTATTTATTGCCCTTTGCGACATTACATTTATCACAACAGGCAACCAAATTATCCCAGGTGTCCCCACCACCTTTACTTCGTGGAATTACATGATCGATGGTTAGATTTCTTGTTGATCCACAATATTGACACGAATATCCATCCCTCTTATATATCATGTTTCTTGTAGGAGTTGTTTCAGAAAATCTAAGAAATGGAAGTCTGACATAATTAACAAGACGAATAACTCTCTTAGATATCAGAGTCGCTTTCTCCTTGAACAACAAAATTACCGCTCTCTTCCAGTTAGTAAATTGAAGTGGTTCATAAGAACTGTTCAAAACCAAAATCGTAGAGTGCGGTTCTACCATTTCCATAAGAATTTTTGTAACCTCAAGTTATTTATTGGGGAACGACTCAGGTAGGATTCGAACCTACGACCGACTGCTTAGAAGGCAGTTGCTCTAATCCACTGAGCTACTGAGTCAAGGCGGGACAGATGGGGCTCGAACCCACGACCCCCAGCGTGACAGGCTGGTGCTCTAACCAACTGAGCTACTACCCCTTAACTGATTCCATCATTCATGTAATCAATGTAGTCATTATACTGCTCTTCTGTAATCCTGTCAACAACAATAATTTCCTGACCTTCAAGATCCGTATTTAACCATTCATGAAATTCATCAATGATGGAAAGCTTGTCATATATTTGATCGACACAATCCATTTCGTCGATACGATTCTTTGCCCATACAACAATAGAATCAACCAAATCTTCAGTCCTTGCCATAGTAGTCTTTCCGGAAGTACCTTGAGAGGATGTTGCTATTGTAGAACGCTGGTTGCCCTGTGTCAAGTGATTCAGTGAGGACTCCGTTAATGAAGAGCTGCCTCGTTTCCTCAAAATTAGTTCTTCCTGCCGTCTTATGTAATGAGAGAATGGTTCTACTAAAATTTTCCTTCCCAAACTTTTCAACATCTTCTTTAAGTTCTGGACAAGATCCATAGTATTTTCTCCAATCAGATTCTTTTTTTACTTTGCGTTTTTTTCCTGGTGGTTTTCTGAATGACCAAAAATACTTTCTACCAATATATTTCCTTCCGTTTTGTATGTTTGTGATGAGATAAACAAAACCAAAATAATCCCCAATATCCTTCCCAGTAAAAGCCACACCATTATATTGCCAAGGATTTTCATAATCAATATCTATACTCATCAAGCAAATCTAACACTTTATTCATATATTTATGAGCAAACTTCTTCTCTCCTGGCCATACTGTTGATGGTTCTTCATCAATATCTTTCTTCAATTTTAGCATTTTTACAATGAACTCATCTCTAGTAAGCGGATTACGAGGCATTTTGTAATTCAAGCATCTTATACTATTTAAGCAACAAATTAATCATCTTTCAAGTTAGATCTTGATTCTCCGATAATAGGAGTCAATGGTTCAATAGAATCCATCTCCTCCCATATCTCCTCAAAGCTTAAATCCTGAGAATGTATTTTCTTTGACATCCTGACGAATTCCTCCGACGACATAACTCTCTACCTCTGTTTCTTGTGGTGCTACTTGAAGTCCTTTAGAAGAAATCCAATGCTGTGTCCATGGAAGTGGATTATTTTTTGCAGCAATATCATACTGTGGTCTCAAACCAATCGCTTTTAATCGACGGTTAGCAATCCACTCAATATACTTCTTAAGTAATTTATCATTAAGTCCAATCATACTACCATCCTTAAATAGGTACTCTGCCCATCTCTTCTCTTCATTAACAGCACGATCAAACATTTTATATGTCCAATCAGTTTCTTCTTCCATAATCTTCTTCATCTCAGGATCATCTCCTTGTCTCCACTTGTTGAGGATATTTTGAGTGATCGCAAGATGCTGGTTCTCATCTCTGGCGATAAGTGAGATAATTTTTGCGGATCCTTCCATAAGTTTAAGTTCACCAAATGCAAAGCTGCAAGCGAAACTAACATAGAAACGGATACCTTCTAAAACATTTACATTTGCCATTGCCCTGTACAACTTACGCTTCAACTCATAGCGTTCAATCTGTCCACTCACATGTCCTTCTGAAGCAAGCTCCCACATGACTCCAGTATCATACTGATGGGCGTTTTGGATAAAATCATCATATGCCTCTGTAACGCTCTTAGAACGCTCTAGAATGTGCTTATCTGACACAATATGATCAAATACATCAGATGGATCGGAATAAATGTTTTTTATCACATAAGTATAGGATCTGCTATGAATCATTTCCATAAAACCCCAGACCTCCATACATGCTTCCAGTTCTGGAAGAGAGCAATATGGAATAAATGCCATGCCGGGTCCACGCCCTTGAATAGAATCAAGCATAATCTGGTACTTCAAGTTAGAAGTATAGATATGCTTTTGTTCTGGGCGAAGAGTTTGATAATCCCCACGATCTTTCTGCAGAGACACTTCCTCAGGTCTCCAGAAATAACTCAGTTGTTGCGTCGTAAGTTTATCAAATACCTGGTACTTGTATGAATCATATCTTTGCACCCCCAATGGTTTTCCAAGAAACATTGGTTGCTTTCTAATATTCACTTGTTCTGTGTTAAACACAGTCATGCCATTAACTTTTTGTGTTGTATCTTCCATAGAAGAAACCTTAAACTGCACAGGATTCACACTCGCCCTCCTCTGATCCTAGAATGTCGTTTACCAGATCTTTCAACAATGGTTTATCTTCTTCATTATCATCAGATTTAAGGTCGTATGTATTTTGATAATAAGAGGTTTTCCACCCATACTTATATGTAGTTAAAAGATCAGATGCCATTTGGGAAACTGGGACTTCATTGTCTGGATAATTTTCCGGATTGTAGCTCCAGTTACCAGATATGGCTTGATCAAAAAACTTTTGCATAACAGAGACCACATTAATGTATCCTCTGTTATCTTTCATATCCCAAAGAAGTGTATAGTTATTCTTCAGGGTAGAGTATTGTGGAACAATCTGCTTAAGAGGTCCTTTCTTGGATTTCTTAATGGACAAGTATCCGCGAGGTGGTTCGATTCCATTGGTTGCGTTTGACACAACGGAACTGCTCTCCGATGGCATCTGTGCGGACAAAGTGCTGTGTCTGAGACCATGTTCCAAGATAGATGCTCTAAGATACTCCCAATCATGCTCATATATAATACTTGAGATTTCATCAACATCTTTTTTATATGTATCAATAGGTAGTATGCCATCCGAATACTTAGTGCGTCCAAAGTTCTCACAGTAACCCTTCTCTTTGGCAAGTTGATTTGATGCTTTCAATAAGAAGAACTGGAAAGATTCTGCTAGACCATGTACTGCATCCCATGCTTCCTGGGAGTCGTAATTAAATCCCAACTTAGCAAGATAGTGTGCAAGTCCAATAAACCCAATTCCAAGCGATCTCCGTGCCTTTGTAGCGATCTCTGCTGCCTTAAGAGGATACTCCTGATAATCAATCAATTCGTCTAAAGCACGGACAGAAAGATCACAAAGATCTTCAAGTTCTTTATTTGAAGAAACTTTTCCAACATTGATAGCAGAAAGAATACACAAAGCAATCTCACCATCACCATCAATATGTTGAATTGGATATGTTGGGAGAGTTATTTCTTGACAAAGATTACTCATCTCAATCTTATCTTTAAAGGATGAATGAGAATTACAGTGGTCAATATTCATAATGTAAATACGACCAGTCTCTGCACGTTCTTTCAGGAGATCTAAAATGAGTTTTTGAGCTCCGATGGTCTTTCTGGG